TACCAGCAATTTTTGCATTGCCGTCCACTGCGCTCTCGATCAGGTCTTTGAACGTATCGGAGCCTTTCATGTCCTCCAGGATTGCACCAGTGATATCACTGAAATCGTCCGTTGGTTTTCCAGAAGCCTCTACAAATCCTGAAACGCCAAATGCATTACGAGTTCGAACATAAACGTAATAAACATGGTCAAACTTAAGTTTTTGGATGGTCCACTGATTGCCACGGCCAAGGAATTGAGCTTTATTCTCAATGTCGTCGGACAATGGAATCGGAGTCTCACCTGCGTACCAAAATTCAAAAGAAGTATCAGATGTGGCAGTAACAGACATGACCGGAACTAAAGTGGCCTGAAGTGGGCCAGGTATCCACTGAACCGAGTTCGGGGGCTTAGGCGCTCCGATAATCAGGCTTACCTGAGTCTCAGCGCCTTTCATTCCATTTTCGTTTCGACCACGAACCCCAAGCGTGTAACTTCCTGCATTCAGGCCGTAAAACTCATATCGGAACTGATCGGTCTCATACTGCGCAACTAATTTCCCATCAGCACTGTAAACGTACAGTTCAAACATCAGCTTTTTAGTGGTTGTAGCTGTTTCCCAGGTTGCTGTGACCTGAATGGTCTCAGAATTTGTGTTAATGATGCGCAGATTTTCAATGTTTGGCACACGGTAGCCATTAAGGGTATCGCTGGGAATGTCAAAAACAGCCCCCTCATCAACAATGGCCTGCTTATTTGGATCGTGCTGGGAGGCGCTAACGCTGTAGACAGAGTTATTTTCTGTTTCGGCAACGCTCAGAATCCTGAAAAGGCGGATCGCCACGCTCGCGGTGGAAATGGCAAATACGGTGCCTGCCCTGACCCAGTCCGGGGTTGTTTTTAGGGTAACACTATTCCCTGCAACACCATCAATTTCGTAGCGTACAAACTTACCATCTCTCCCCATGATCGACATGGTGGATCCATCAGTAACCACCGATGAGTCGACCGCATCAACGACTATGGACCTCCCGGAGTAAGACATTATTCGCCCACCGAGTCGCGTTCCGGCGTAGTCATTGTCCATCACTTCAACGATGTCTCCTGGAGTGAAGTGGATGGCGTCACGCGCCATCTGAAAGGACAGCCTGCTGCTTTCACGTTTCGCTGTTTCAAGTAGCCATTTACCAGCCCGCCATGCCTGACCACGTGAGGTACAGCCAAACGCCTCCAGAGTGGTCTCGTTGTAGTTTCCTTTGGCAATCATCTCATCGTCGGAAACGTACTCTTTCACCTGCTCCCAGCCGTTATCCGGGTCAGTCCATGACACAACAACTGCATTGTATTTCTCTGAACGCTTTACAGAGCTTCGTTTGAACTCGCCATTCACAACGTTGGCGTTCGTGATTGTCGCAATCGGATCTTGTGGCGCATCCAGCATGACAGAAAGGCGCAGGCCGTCCCACAGCGCAATTCCACGGAACATGCTCGCTATCTTGTCGAGAATGTCTCTCGCACTAGCCTGCTCTGTGATGTAGGCGTTTAGCGTCATGCGTGGTTCTTTTCCGCCGTACCCATCATCAACAAGCTGATCGCAATATTGAGACAGAACATAGAGTGCACCGTCATCAACATCGATGTAGCCGGCACGTTTAGCCAGTCCGAAACGGGTATTCTTCGCCAGCTCTCTGAACAACCATGCCGGGTTATTGGTCCAAGCCTGCTTAAATCCACCCAGCCATAAACCGGAGTAAGTACGGGTTATCGGGTCATAGTTGTCTGGTACAGACACAATCAGCCCGCGGAGATGGTAAGTACGGCTTGGAGTGTCAGTGTACTGGTCACGGTCGATAACAGCGCCAGCGATGGCTGAAAATGGATAGCTCAGATTGTCGTCGGTGATTTCACTGTAGCTATTCCAGGTAGTGCCGTTGGACAGCAAATCGCTGCTGCTGTCCGGTGTAATGCGGCGAACGCGAATATCAAACGGCTTGATATCCGGAGCATCAATAAGATGGGCCTCAAGATATTCGCCTGATATCTTCCCGGTGATGGTCACGGTCTTTTCAATAACCCAGCCTGAAGCGCCAGTTCTGCTCTCCAACACCAGAGTGACGGACGTGTTTTTCTGATTGCCTTTGGTGTCCTGCTCTACCAGTCCGGTCACACCAACGTTAAACCGCACCCGGGTAACGTCCTGATCGGTTATGGTGCGAACCAGCGGAGTATCATAGGTTACTTCGGTGTTTACGATGGTGGTCGCTTCAATAGCAGAGAAGCCATTGATGGGGGATTGCGTTTCAGAGCCCGGACGCCATGCGACACTGACACCGTTTACGCTAACACTACCTGTCGTGTCAGTTACAGGAGTCTTATTGAGCTTGAAAGATGACAGGTGTTCCTGGTCTACGGGCCCGTAGATAGGCCCTTCGCTGATGAGGTCCAGTACCCGGTAAAATTGCTTTGACTTGAGGTTATCGTCGAGGAGTTTGGGGGTTGATGCTTTGCCGCCGCCTGAAGACATAATGCCACCTTAGCTAATAGATTCCGTCCAGTCCTGGTTGTTGCTTGTGTCAATACCGAGTGAAATTACGTTCGAACCGACCTCCATTTCTCCCAGTAGGAGTGGCACCGCGCGCCCCTGCCCCACCCGGTTCTCAGCACTGGTAAATGAGTTATTTGTGAGCGTATTGGTCTCTGCGGCTTCTGCGGAGGTTTTTGTCTTCATGTTGCGTGACATGTAAACCGAATAAGCTATAGACGCTACGCTAACGGCAACCGCAATCCATGCCGCGGCGGCGGCCGTGATCGCCCCCTCCACTACCGGCACGAACAGGACCACTGATCCGTCTTTAAGCTGGCGGTCCAGATGCCATTGCATCGCAGATACCTCAACATCCTCGCCCGCTACCCGCACACGCAGCTTTGTATTGAGAAAGGCTTTTTTGAATTCGAAATCCTGCGCCAACAGGAGGCGTAATCCCTGCGCTGGAGTATCAACGTTCAGGGATATCTGGCGGTAAAATCGGCGTAGATTGCCTGCAAATTTAAAGATGAGCACTGTTCGTGTCTCCAGATTGAATGCGTCTGCTTGATGTATGCCGGGCGCATTTGTTCTCGTCTGCTGAGGTGTCCGGCATGGTCATGGTGAAGTACCAGGTTGTCATGAAGGATAATCATTGAGTGGCATGGGTCGGCGCCGGGGAATGGCTGCCTGATAATGACGTCGCCGGGTTGCGCATCCTGCATGGACACCTTATAGAAACCATTGTCCGGCATGTTAGTCAGATAGAGATTCTCTCCCCGCAACCACCATCCGTTAGTGCGCTCAAAATCAGGCAGGTCGATTCCGCAAAGGTGGTATGCGTCCCGAAAGAGCGTGTAGCAGTCCATGATGCCGTGCTCGAACTTGCGCCCCAGCAGGAGTGGCACAGGCCTGTATTTCCTGAGCTCTCCGTCAGATGCCAGCCACCATGACAGACCGGTCATAACCTGCGTCTGCCGGTCAGCACCTGAAAGCGCTGGCTGGCTTTGCGGGTGCGAATGGAATACCGCAGTCACCTCTCCAGCCTCCTCGGCCGCCAGCCACTCATCATCACTGATTCGGAAGTGCTTTCCAGGCTCCGGGTGAACATTCCGACAGCGGAACAACTGCCCGCCATCCAGGATTAAGCCGCACACCTCATCCTGCGACGATGCCGCATAATCGAGTAATTCCTGCATCATGAAACCTTCTGAGAGCCGGGGAAGCTGCTGATTGGCATTGGTTCCGGTCGTGGATAACGGAAGCGGCAGCCGCTACGGCGGTGAGAGCACTTATCTTTCGCCGGGTCAGTGGTTGGATTGTCGCGCTCATCTGCAACCGGCGGCCCGTCATATCCGCACCCGACGCCGCGATACTGCCACTGGCACACATCGGCGAGGATTGTACGTGCCGGAATGATAGCGTTATCGCAATCAATCGGTGTCGCCAGCGTGTAGGTCACCTGCTCGAACGTCTCTTCCGTCATCTCTTCAACGACGTAGCGGGAAACAGCCTCCTGAGTTGGATCGGCATCAGGGTTACCGTTCGGGAAATTCACCGCATCCAGGTACTTAACCGGCACCTGACGCCTGGTGATAACCACGCCAAGCATGTCATCAAAGTCATGGTTGATACCCGTCAATAAGCCGGTAACGTTCGCCACCGCCATTGACGGGCGGGCATATGTTCCTTCGTTCTTTGACTCGAATCCTTCCACTGCTATCGGGTACGCCTGATACTGGTTACCTTTCCAGATAACGTTCCCGTAATAGCCATTGGTGCCAGAATGAAAGCGGATGAGATCCCCTCCATATGGCTGCAGGTCAGCTTCAAAGAGGTCAATAAACGCGCCCACACCTGCATCGACGCTATCAATAATCATATTGGCTGGTATGTCGCGCACGGCAAACTCCTATAAAAAAGCCACCCGGAGGTGGCTACTGTTTGAATATCAGGATGTTGCTAACTGATAACCCTGGTTAATGTGTAAGCTCAGCCCGTCAGCGGTGGGACGCTGGTGCACCCTAAGAAGGAGGGATGGCTGATTACCTCTGATTCAAGGATATAAATGAGCAAATATAATTTTGAAACTGTTGACACCGACGTACCTGTAAACCATGAGGAGGTATCATATGCCCTTCTTGCAGTATTAGGTGCACTCGGCAAATCAATTGCAGGTGATGACCCTAAGAAGCAAGAGGATTTGCTGAAAAAATTAGACCATGCATATATGTATAATAATGGTTTAGGCACAACGGTAGATGTTGAGATAGCCAGAATGGCAAAATTTATCAAAGCGGCCCTGTAATAACTCTAGGGTTCTTATTAGTATCGTATTGAGTAAGAACCCCTTTCTTCTGCAACTTGCTTGCGGCTCTTTCATGGGCCGCATTTAAAACTCCACCAGGGCGGCAAGCGCTCGCAATTGTATCGGATGCAATTTTCCGCATAGCTTCGCTCATTTCATCGGTAGTTTTCTGCTTAACAGTCATATTTGCAATAGCCATTTCCAGCGCTTCAACGCGTTGTTCCAAAGTCATAGTCTTTCCCCTTATCGTGGTACTTGTTCAAACGTGGCCGTCAGTTCATACAGCGGCCCCGTCTTCGTTAAACTCCATGAGCGGCAGACAAACAGCTTTCTGGCTCCGGTATCTGATGGCGTCCAGTAGAATGATTCAACTGCGCCTCTGGCTTTCAGGAACGCCTCAGCATCCTTAGCGGGGTTGCTACGGCAAGCACCGCTGACGCCGCGAAAGGTGAGGGAGTATTTATCCATCAAGGGGTTGATGCCCTTGGTCTGGCGCTGCTCGTATCCGTCACCCAGCGTTACTACGGCAACGTTCGGCGTCCGCTCTACCGAATAGCCCTTCTGAGGCGTCCATGTGAATATTTCTGGCATGGATTGCTCCCAATAAAAAACCCGCCAGAGCGGGTTAACGATGTCAGATTGTTGCTTAGAAACCAGCTACAAGCTCTTTTAGTTTATTCTTAGCCAATTCCTGAGCCTTAACCTCAACTTCAGAAATGGAAAGTTCTTTATCTAAGGGTAGCTGCACATAAACCACGATTTCGCCGCTATTATTTTCATAATCAATAAAAGTTACTGCCGCATTGATACCTTTAGCTACTTCATTATCCGCTGCGGTAATATTCGTTACTTCAATTTCCATGTTTCTTCTCCTGGTTTACTCTTATTTTCTGCGAGGCTGTATCATACCATTTGGTCTATTGGCTTGGTCGTTAATTTGAAATAAAGCCATCTTCTTACTAATATTTACCGCTTTGGCCTCGATTTGAGCCCAGTCTGCATCTGAAATGCCGCCTGTAGTGTTAATGGTGAAGTAAACGTTTTGAACGCCACCACCTCCGGCCTTATCAGCAGGAATAATCTTCCCTGACTGGTTCGGGATGAATGCCTGCTGCCCACCTGCTGTCTGGAAGATTTCAGAGCGTCCATCTTCGTTGATGCGGTAGGCGTTGCCGGCTGATACTGTGCCGCCGTAGCGGCGACCACCGCTATAACCAACGCTAGCAATGCTGGATATCAGGGAACCGCCTGCTGCTGCGACTTGGGCCATTGCAGCCATATTCCATGGAAACGGCCCAGACGCCATCGCATTAGAAATCGCCAGTTGAAGGTTTAAAGCCGCCTGAGCAGTGGCAAAACCCTTACTGATCGCGAAAAGAGCCTTAAATGCTGTGTTGTTCTTGCCTTTACTGTTGGCAATAATAGTAGCCAACCCGTCGAATCCCTGAGAAATTCCGTTGAGCATGGTGTTAACCACATCAACCTGCCTCTGGGCTTCCGTTCTGGCTATATTAATGCGCTCATTTGCAGCTTGTTGCTGAATCGCTGTTTTAGCATCCTCGTAAAGTTGGGTATTTTCTTTGTCAATGGCTTGATATTTTGCCAGAGCAGCAAGCTTTTGCTGGTCTTCTAGGTCGATTTGAGCCAGAAGATCAATAGAGTTACCAGTCTGGGCGTCTGGCATCACTTTGTATGCAGCTATCTCTTGCTGAGCAAACTTTTTACCTTGCTCTGCCTGTTGGCGCATCTTAACCGCATTGGCTGCATCCCATTCAGCCGCTGCATATTTTCTTATTTCAGCTACTTGTTCTTTCGTAGCGCTACTATTTAAAGACTGCTCAGCCCTCAAGATGGCTTGTTCACGAGATAGCTCTTGCGTGGTGGTTGCAGCAAGACCTGCTCTTTGTTTGTAGTCTGCAATTTTCTGCGCATTTGACTGCATTGCTGTGGCAGCTTTTGACGCTTCAGACGTGGCGTCTTTAGTTTCCTTTTTGCCTTTCTGTTGAGCTTGCTGAGCATCGTATTCGGCAGCAGCCCTTTCCCTCGCCAGTCTGACGTCCGCCTCGCTTCCACCAAGCTTCCTGATGTCCTGCTCGGCCCTCAACTGCGCACGCTTGCGATCGTTGAGTTCGCTCTGAAGCGTCACCTGGTCTTGCAGTTTATCAAGGTAATCCTGAACATCTTTCGGGCGCTCTACCATCAAACTGCTGGAGTTGAATTTTTCCTTCGCTTTTGCAGCGAAATTAATCATATCGCCAAGCTTGCCCATCATGCCAGCGGTGATACCAGCTTCCTCACCATCCCTGCGCAGCAGATCAATACCTTCACGGAATTGACCGTTAGCCTGAGCCCTAAGCAAGCCAAGAGAACTGGTTGTCTTGCTTAATTTATTCTCAGCCTGTTCTACCTTATCGGCTTGTACGGCCAAGTTACGATTAACATCTGCCAGATCATCAGCTACCGCTGCCGCCCCTCTAATCTGCGCAGCTTGTTCAATAAAGGTTTTTTTCTGTTCAAGCTGATCATATTCAGCCCTTAAACTAGCAATTGCATCCTGCTGGTCGAGAATCGATTGTTCGGTTTTAGCGATGGCCGCGGCTATCTGGACAGAGCTCATCTCCTTCATTTTTGCTGTCAACCCATCAAGAGAATCAGCAAAATCGATGCTTTCCTGCTTGGCTTGCTGAGCTTTCTGATAGAAGTAATATACAGCTGCCGCTGCAAGCATTGCCGCTCCTGCAGGCCCGCCAATAAGCGCAAGGGCGTTTTTGGCAAGAGTAGCTGATGCCGCATATGTTCTGTTCGCTAATGATGCCTGCTGAGTGGCTGCAGCCAGCCTTTCTTTCGCCGCGGTTGCTGCACTATCCGCTGCAACAATATTTTTCTGAATCGCTGCATATTCAGTTTGATAGGAGACTGCCAATCCATATTGTTTATTGATTGCCGCCTGAGTGGCAAGTTGCCGGGCTTTTGCTTGCTCTGAAGCGATTATTGCTTGGGAATTTCTGATCTCCGCTTCAGCACTGGCAATTGCTGCTTTTGCTGCATTGTATTCTGCCGTTTGCTGCTTAATAGTTGCAGCCACACCAGACAGCTTAGCCTGGGTGGCAAGGGTTAAGGCTCCAACGTAGCGGCTACCCATTACAGCAGCGGTAGCGGTCAGGATGGCACTAAGAGCACCGATGTTCTCACTTACGCTGATTACAGCATCGTTGAAAATTGCCGTACCGGTTTTAACCGTGGAGTTTTCACCAAAGAACTTGGTGATATTGTTGCCGGCAACCTGCAATGCCTGACTGATAGTTGTAGTGGTATTGGCGAATTCATTGCCGATCGTCACGCCCTGTGAAAGCAACCCCTTAACCACAACATCAGTAGTCAACTTCCCGGCGGCGGCCATCTGGCGCATCTGTCCAATGCCTACCCCCATAGAGTCAGCAAGCGCCACAATCAGGCGGTTCCCCTGCTCATTCACAGAGTTGAATTCTTCCCCGCGCAGTGCACCAGAAGCCAGCCCTTGAGACAACTGGATAATAGCGTTTTCTGCTTCCTGAGCGGTCGCACCGGAGACAACAAACCCTTGGTTGATGATGGTAGTCAGCTTAGCCAGATCATCAGCACTGGTTCCATATTCCCTGGTTGCTCGCTCCAGTCGTGCATACAAAGAAGCTGTAGCGTCGAGGCTGCCGCGAGTTTGCTGCGTGATGTTGAATACTCGCTCAGTAACGTCAACAAGTTGCTCGCTAGGCCGAAGGGCGTTTGCCAGTTTGTTGTTGAGAGTCGTCCATGCGTCAGCGTATTGAGCCACCTGCTGCACAGACAAAATTGCCATAAGAGAAGTGGCAACCCGGCTTAGGCTACCGAAGGATGATGTTAGCGATGAAGCTGCCTTGTCGGCGCGGTTAAACCCACCTTCCATACCGTCTGTTATATCACGGACCTGCTTATCGGCACGTAGTAGCTGAGCCGTATCAGCCTTAATTACATATTCAATATCACCTACGTTCTCCGCCATTTCATTTTCTCCGGGCAATAAAAAACCCCGCCGGAGCGAGGTTTATTGTTTTATAGATTGTAGTTACTTAACTTCGACCAGATGTCCAAGACCGTAAATTAGCGTTACATCGTACATTGTTCCGTGGTCGAATATAAATCTACTAGGCTTGTATCCGGTATAGCCGCCATAAGCATTTTTGGCATTAGTCATCACAGGGACTGCCCAGCCAAATCTTACCAATCCTCCTCCAGCTACATTATCCTGACTATAAGCCTTGTAAGGTTTCCCAATCTCAATTTTGGCGCTGTAAGGGTCTAGCAGCCGGGAGGAAACGTATTGAGATATTTTTTCTTTATAGTCCGCAGGAAGCTCTCCATAGCTTGCGCTCGCAATTTGTTGCTGAGATGGTGGCGGAGGAAAGTCGGTTAGTTTTGGACCAGCTGAGCAGCCCGCTAAAGTAAATGCCAAACTTAAAGTAATAATCAGCCTCTTCATATCCCTATCCCCTTTGGTAAAAGATGAGGGAATCCTAGCAGGGATCGTGGCCAGGGAAAACTCAGCGAGCGCTGGGTTAGAAAATGAGCTTGGCAACTGCCATGGCAAGGCCGGCTATACCAATCATGGTCGCAGCTAACCATTTTGTCTGAGCGGAAATAGATTGGTGTAACTCAGCTCTTAAAGAGGCGACATCTTCTTTGTTTGCATAATTTGATTTTATGACTGCTATATCAGTCCGAATGCCAGCCAGATCATCCTCTAGTTTCTTTACACGCTTCTCTAGCATGTCATCTCCTCCGCTACCTCCGCCACCGTGTTTCGGGAAATCGACTACGTGAATGTTATCTTCCATTCTAATATTCATTGGTCTTCCCCTGCTTCTGACAACTTCTGTTCAACCCACTTCAATACTGGCCACGTTGCAAAGTGCATAGAATACGCACAGTTCTTACATATCAAACGATATTCATATTTTACTAAAGAGTATGATGGTCCTTCTGTATCAAGTTTGACAGGGATGGCATAAATGCTGCTTTCGCACCCATCAGGCCCCACAGTGATTGAACTGGCGTTAGGTATAGAAATATCATCACTCCCACAAATTGGGCATATGACTGTTTTGACGCCGCGTTCGAAGAGATATTCAGAAAATAGCTCAGGAGTAACTTTCTCCAGCCGCCGCTGAAGGGTCAGTTGAAGTTGCATTTGGTGCTGTTTTTCGTCTTCCACGCTGATTCACCACGAAATGGTATTTCCTTAAATTTATCACGCGGGCATGACTTCAAAAACTGTTCATCTATCCATGGCAACGGGAAAACCCGCAGTTAAGCGGGTTATCGCTGCCTACATAATGCCAGGCAAATACATTTGAACTTCATCAGCAACCCTTTCGCGCGCTGCGTGGAGTAGCTTTTTGCGCCCACCAACTCCCCACCGGGCCATCTGGCTGGCGCACTGGCTAATCGCTTTTGTTTCGGTGTTAATCACATGGTCGATTTTGTTGAGACGAGACATGGCATCAATGCCATTGCGGATCACCATTTGGAATGTCTGATAGACCTTTATCTCAAACTTCGCACTAAGCCATGCCGCATATCTGATAGCTATAAGCTCAAGCCCCCAGACGCCATGATTAGGGCCGCCATTAACGGTTTTTAGCGCCGCTATTTTCGTAGCGGCGGTCAATTCCCGAATGAATGCCTTGATAGATTTGCTTTTTGTGAAGTTACTGGGTCGTTGTGATTCTGTAGCATTACCTTCAGCCACCGCTGCTGCGTGGAGATCATTAAGATTGTAACGCCCTTCGTTATCGACACGAACGGATACACCGTTTACAGATACGGTTGGATAGTGCATGAGGTTTACCTATAGAAAGTGAGCCTGTCACACAGAGATAGCCGCCCCAGAGTACAACTAACTCTCAGGCTCGCTTTCTGTAGGCTCTAGGATTATAACGTGCGCGTGTGAAGCGCGTTGGGTTTATTGCGGATGCAAAAAAGCCCAGCGGACGCAGGGCTTATCGTTTCATTTCGTAGGTTGTTAATGCGGACCATGCCTCTGCGCATCCATCGCCAGCATCTGTTCTGCCCAGTCCATAACTTCGTCGTATTTCTCCTGGGTTGGCACCTTCCCTTTATCCTTCTGCGGGAACTTGGCATTCATGGCAGCCCGGAAGCTGGTCATCGTCATGTTCCAGGCGTCTGCCTCACTCATCCCGAGGTGGGCAACTGCGGTATAAACGAATGTACGGGCATCGAATTTATCGCTGTACTCGCCTTTCTTGCTCTCGAACTCTTCGGGCGGCTGATCACCCATTACGCCATGCAAAATCAGGTGACGCGCCAGCTGGATAACGTCTTCGACCGGCAGTGATCCTGGTTTAAATAGCAGTCTCCCCGCCGTAGTCACTGAGTAAGAGCCGATGATTTCAGCAATGTCGCCTTCAGAGCAATGCCTGACTACGTTAGCTGCAGCTGCTGCCATGTCTGCAAAGCAGCGTGCATTAGCCGTTTTGAGTATCTGCTGGTCCGCAATTCTGTGCTTTGGGTAATGGCCTGCATGAACTTTCACGAAAGCATCAACGATTTGCTCAGGCGTTCCGATCCGGGACATGGCCAGAAATGAAGGGTTGAGGAATATCTCTTTGCCGCCGGCGCGAATGACAGCCTGGCCGATATCGGTGATTGCTTTCATAGCTTTACCGACGCCCGAAGTTTCGATGTAAAATGCCATTAGGGAAGCATTCAAGCAGCATGACGTTTTTGATATGAGATGTCATGTCTTCCATTGTCATCCGGTCTGCTGCTATCTGTTTTTTGATATCCAGCACGGCACTTTGCACCTGATTTTTCACAGCATTTTCTATCAGCGCTTCAATATTATCATCAACACCTGAGTGAATTTTGCATTCGAACCTATCAGCGGTGAACGTTACCATATTCTGGACTGGCTTATTTTTTCGAACACCAAGGCTGATGTTGTAGATATTGGTCACCGACTGATCATCCTCAGGGTTCACAGCGTGAACTACACCACTAATGAATGCATCATTGATGAATGCATCATTGATGAATACTCGACCGCCGCGGTCAATTTTGAACCCGTCATAATTGCGCAAACTATCATCGATTTCTTCCAATTTTTTCTGTACGTCGGTAGCGTTCAGTTCGATTTTGATAGTTACTGTCTGTTCTTTTTGGTTTCCCATTGGATCTATCCTTTAAAAAGGGGCTTGCGCCCCTTTGCTTATGCTTCGTTCACGGTAACCGTCGCTGGGTTAGATGTAACCGATCCGGCGGTTGAGGATGTAACCTGACAGGAGTAAGAACCCGCATCACCCGTAATGACGCTGGCCTTCGTGTATGTAGCGTTCGTCGCACCAGAGATGTCAGTTCCGCCCTTCTTCCACTGATAGGTGAGAGAGGAACTGTCAGAGACATTGGCTGCCACCGAAAGATTGAGCGCATCGCCCACCGTGAGCGTGCGGTTCTGCGGCTGCGTAGTGATCGTGATTACGGCGCCGACATCACGAACGTCCACCTGCCCCGCGCTTGACGCCTCAATAGACCATGTGGCCACGTCATCATGAGGGGCTTCGTCTTCCCAAGAAGTCACCATGAACGGGCCTTCGGTAATATCATTTGGAGAGATGATTTTCAGCCAGACATACGGCTGGTTACTTGTCTCTGCCGGCGGGTTGTATACGTGACGCTTCAACGCGTTCTGCGCATAAACATCTTCTTTGCGGGTTACACCGTCCCCAGAAAACGAGATGTTCTTATAGGTTACGAGATTTTCCTGCGTGTACGCTGCGCTCATATCAGCGGTAGCGTCTGCAGTATCCCATTCAGCGGAAACAGTCTTCCCGCGCATCATACCAAGGCGCTTATAATCACCGTTGGCGGGTTGTGATTCGGGGCAGCCAATCGCGTAGTAAACGACGACATCACGCCCTGTGAAAGCACCTGCTTCACATGCCATGTCTTTATCTCCGTGTTATCGGGAAATGATGGTTTGAAAGGAAATATCGAAGAGGTAGCGACCTTCTTCGGTCTGGATGGCGGGGATACCGCCGATTGGCTGCATCGAGATGATGCACTCAGTCTGGTAGTCGTCGATCATCGCCTGACGTATTGCATCAGCGTGGTCTTCAACTTCGTTAATGTCGCTGTCGTTCTGACCGGAAAGAACAAGGAATCTGAAATAATCTCGTGTTATAGCCTCATCAGGCTTGCCGCCACCGCCCTGCTGGATGACGAGGTATCTTTCCCCTTCAGTTCCTTCCAGCTCGTTCCAGAAGCGTTTCTGGACGCGATAGCCGACATCAAAACCGTGCGACTGCAACCACGCTCTCAGAGCGTCATACACCTCGCTACGCGTCATACTTTGTATCCTTGCCTGATGATGGCCTTAATCTCGTTGAGGCCGTCGCGCTCAAAGCCTTTGCGGAGAAAGTCCGGCTCGCCGTTAGGGTCCCAGTAATTACCGCTACCGTCAGGCCTTGGCTTGCCTTTCAGCTTGCCCTTTGCCGCATTAACCGCGGCTGCATAATTAGCTGTATAACCCACTCTGCCCATCATTCCTGACGGCATTGGTTCGAGCTTTTTGTACTGGCTGTTAATGAGAACTGATGTTTTAGCAACCGGGGTGATTAAAGCAGCATGATTGGCGCCGGCATTCATCACCAGATAGAGAACCTTCTCCGTGCGTATACCAGCTATGTCGCTAAGCACCCGGCGGGCATTCATCTGGACGCGCTTGATACCTTTAACGGGCATGATTACCTCACGTCAGGATTTTGTAGTCGGGTTCTTCACCGAAAAAGGACATATCCCAGTCAGTTACGGCTCTAATGACATTAGCCCCAGCTTTTAGCGGGTCTGATAGCGCCGTGGTGTCACCCCTGGCGATGTACCAGTCTCGCTGCGGCATGGTGGCGTTGATGCCATTACGCTTCAGCTCAGTAAAGAAAATCAGGTTCGTGGTGAACTCTTTACCACTGGCATCTACCGCAACCTCATTGTTAGCCGTCCAGGTGCAGTCAATCAGGTATGGTGTGCCGTTTGTCCAGGTGTTGTTCCAGTCGTCATAGACGCGAGGGTAGACAGTGGCGACATTGGTGTAAGACCAGTTAGCCGTGGCTGACACTATTATCCTCCCACCGGGTAACCTCCGGATTCTCAGCGGCTACCTTCCGGCACAGCAAATACCATTCACCGTTACTTTTAACGTAACCCGTGACCCGCCGCCCGCAGTCAGTGATAACCCAGACCTTTACGAAGGGCTCAGGAAGCCTCTGCTTGACCGATATCAACGCCATCATCGACTCCCGTTGCACATGCAGCCGCCCCGGGCAATCCAGATGCCAGCGAAAGCGGTGTTAGTCGGATCAGGCGGGATCAGGCTTGTAGCGCATCCATACTTATCTAGTCCCCTCAGAAGCCCCAGAGAGGCTTTCCATCGGTCAGCAAAAGACAGGTACCGAAATGAGCGTGATGCGCCGTTGGGCCCTGTCTGAGAACTGATGTACTTGTCACCCTGCCCCAGCGCCATTAGCCCCAGCAGGTAGGACTGTATTAGCAGAGCGGTTGCGGGAGGGTAATGCGCATCCAGACACTCCTGAATGCTGCCAGCCTGCTCTAAAAGAGCCTGCAGGATGAAATCAGGCAGCGTGATACCGACTGACTCCAGATATTCCTTGGCCTGTACTGTGGTAATCATGCGAGCCTCTGATAAGCCCTCCGAAGAGGGCATAAAAAACCGCCTTAGAGGCGGCCGTTATTCAGCAGGGAAAAGCTGTTCGAACTCACCTTCCGGCAACAACTCGGTGAGCTTCTCCAGGCCCAGGTTGCCTTTATGCTCAATGCCCAGCGCATCGAGTCGGGCAATGACTGCCTCTTTGCGCGCTTTGTTGTCAGTGCCAGCACCCGGAGTTGCAGGTAGCAGTTCCGCAGCAGCTTTATCGGACAGCTTGCGCACATGCGATTTAAGTGACGGGTGTACTTTGCCCAGCTCAACAACGTCACCAAGCGCAACGCCGTGCCACGGCTTAACCACTTCGTATTTTTCAGCCATGATTGCTCCTTAAGCCAGGTTAGCGCCGTAGACCACACCGGACAGGCCTTCGCCGTCCTTCTTGATCTGCAAACCTTCTGCGGACATGATCTGGAAGTTGTAGTTGCTCTGCGGCATCAGGCGCGGGAGCGGTACAACGCCCACAGCCATACCTACCAGAGGAGAAATCACATCCTGTCGGCGCTCGTACGCCAGGAACTCGTTACCTTCCAGTGCATAGGTCATTTGGATAGACTTAGCAGGAATAAACTTGCTGATCGCATCCAGAACGGTTCCGCTAAGCAGCGCATTTGTGCCGGTGTTGATATCCACCAGATACGGCTTAGCCATGTTGGCCCAGACTTCAGGGCTCACCCACAGCTTGTCGTAAGCTGTAACCTTGTTACGGCGGGCAGTGAGGCCAAATGGACCTGTAGGGCCAAAGAATGCCAGTAGCTCAGCCGGTGTAGCGGTGGTGAGATTGATATTGGCGCCGCCAGCGCCACTACCCAGGTTAATTTTCTGAGTGTTGCGATGGTTCTTCATGCCCTGAGCCGGCATACCTTCCACAACAATGCTTGGAGCGCCATTCAGGTAAAAGTCTACGCGCTTCTTGTGGAATTTACGCATCTTGGCCGACTGAGACTCCAGAGCCAGATCGATGCCGACAGTGCTCAGTCCGGCAGCATGGCGCCAGTTAACGCCGTAACCAGCAGTGAATACCGGGATCGGGTCGCCATCAGAACCAAACTCAGTATTATCGAAAGAGTAAGACGCCTGACCATCGATGCTGATAGACACATCATCCGCGATATCGCCAGAGACGTTATACAGCTTTGCAGTTTTCCCAATCGGCAGCACGGTCTGCACACCCATCAGGTCATTGACGATTTCCATGCCAATTTCCTGATCGCGCATCTGGATAATCTGGCGGTCAATTTCGGCCCAGAATTCACGCGTAAAGCCTCCGATGGCATTCGCCGCCAGCATTTCATGCGTCATGCGCGTGCGGTACGCGTTGACCATCATGTCATGCTGGGCGTTATAGATATCACGATTGGCCCACAGCTCACTCCAGTGCCCTTGCAGTCGGCGGTTAGTAGCCAGTGTTTCAGCGGTAAAATACATTATTATTCTCCTGATTAAGCGCCAGCACCTGCAGCGGCTACGGTACCGACGCGCATACGCACGCGGATGAAATCGGTAGTGCTGGCTGCGTTGGTCGCATCGTCCTGGCTATAGCCAATCACCGAATCGGTGTCTGCAGTAGCTTTGGTAAATTGCCCATTACTACCCAGCTTGATTGGGTCGTCTTTGGCGTAAGTCCCCGCCACGCACAGCAGCGCCAGCTCGCGGCCCTCTTCTACGTAGTTACCCACTGCGGAGTCGCCGGCTGGCACTGCTTCAGTGATTTTGAGACCCTGATGATAGGCAACATCGATGATGTAGATACGACCAGCCAGCGCAGTTGCCTGCGCAAACTCATTGTCGTCATTGATGACTGCAGCGGTACCGGGCAGCAAGGATGCGGCAGTAACGCGGGTTTCGGTCTTGTACAGAGACTGACCGTCGATATTAATGCGACGATAACGTGCCATTATTCTGGCTCCTTATTTGAAGTATTCGGCAGGGTTAGGTGCACCGGTTTCTTTCTGCTGCTGCGCATTGTTGGTGCCCAGCGGAGCAGCTTCGCCCAGTGACTTGAACATCGCGTCCAGCGCATCGCCATAAAGCGCGTTGGCCACGATGTCGCCATGGACCTTAGCTACCGCCTCACGCTTTGCTTTCTCTTCAGCGCGGGAGTTTGCAGTTAGCGTTTCAGTGAGCTTGTCCTGATTGGCCTGTAGGCCGGTGATCGCATCCTTAATCGGGTTCAGGGCTTCGGCGAAGTTTGCGGCCAGGCCTTTACCGATTTCGCTGATCAGCTCTTGTTTCTCTTCAGTGGTTAAAGGCATGTCGCCCTCCGTTTTGTGGTTTGGTGCAGGCTGTTCCTGCGGTGTGAAAAAAGATTTGAGTTTGTTGACGACAGCAACCCATGAACTCTGGCGCTGAACCTCTGTCCCGGTATCATCAAAGACAATCTTTCCGCCTTCAGACTTGTATCCGTAAACCTTCGGCTCGCCATTGTTGAGGATGATTACCGCTTGCGAGTCAGTGAAGTCAGCCACCCAGGCGTATTCTTTCTCGCCAGGAGCGAATTTATCTTTCGCTGCCTTCTCCAGCCTCCGCTCACGCTCGCGATAGGTTTCCCCCACCAGAGCGCCGGAATTAGCTTTCAGTGGAGTGGCAAGATCAGCATTTACCATCATCCCTACCCCCTGTTCTGGCGTAGCTGCGCCAACCTCATCCAGAAGGATGGCGTCATGGTCCATCGCGTGAATTTTCGCAACCCATGAAGCCCCCTGAGCTTTCTGCTCATCGTTCGCTTCAAGCTCCTCCAGGAATACGGCAACGCTGGTATGGATTGGCGGAACATCCTCGCCTTTCTCCAGCGCTTCAAGACGCTCAAGGAGGCGCTTTCCGTCATCCGTGCGCTTTGCCACTTCTGTATCGATCCACTTCTCGACGTAGACGCGGTTGCCGGACTTCTTGACGTTTTTGTTCCATGCCCCTACATAACCCACATTCAGCCCCTCAGGACTAAAAGCAGAAACAAACTGACCGTTGACCTGTGGATGTCCAAGCGGTGCCAGTGTCCCCTCCAGGCCACTGTAGTGCTGGTCAATCTCACTGGCCGGATACAGACCGCCGTTCATGACCACGTTCGCCGGAAGGGTGTAAGAAGGAACAACCCAGTGCTCGCGTCCGTTGTGCTGTTCGCGCCGGATGGCCTTACTGTTCACCTTCGAGGTGACATTAACTTGCATTGGCATGAGTTAACCCTTAGCCCATTGGTAGCCACGGGCTTTCATTGTGTTAAATGTTTTCTGAGCTTTATCGATGATGGTGTCACTTAACGGCTTGCCGCTTTCATCGACCATAACCGCGATCGTGGAGCATTTGCAGTTCACGCCGTTTGCATCCTTAGCCCACCACTCCCGCTGCTCTTCTGCGGTATACAGATGGGCGTGACGCGCGGCATGGGTGCTTCGGGTCGTCGGGCTGAGCGCTGATATGTGCATCTGCTTTGTACGGATGCCATATCGTTCTCTGGCTTCGTCGTCTTCGTCCAGGCGCGCACGGCGCAGCGCGGTGGTAATCTCCGTCCTGGCAATACGATTAGCCCGGCGAGACTCAATCCCCGTCTGCTCAGTAAGGCGCTTAGCTATCTCCAGTGGATTTTGTCCGCGCCCAAGTCCATCGGTCAGTATCCGCGCCATATCCGCTTTCACACTGGCGCTGAGGTTCTTCATTTCCTCGAAGGTACGAGCGCGAACAAGAATCAGCCTACGTCGGTACGGTTCGCTGAGAAGGATTGTCGATACGCTTTCCTGTCCGGCAGCGTACACGGCTGATTGCTGAGCCAGATTGGCAAACTCCTGCGCCGTGCCGCGCTGATACGCCGGGTTGACGTAATCAGCCCAGAACCAGAATCCTGTCTCGTTATCTGCACCTAAAATCTCATCAACCAGCAATGAGGCATTGCTGAGGAGCATTGATAGCTGGGTGGAATCGAGGTCGAAGGTGTAACGCTGGTTTACTGATGGCGATGCAGGAATGCGGTCGAGAATGCCCTTGTACGCCTTGCCAATTCGCTTCATTCGCCTGGCGAACTCGCTCATTGCCCCGCGCTCAAGTCGGTCGGCACCCGTCGGGTCTTTAAGGTTTCCCGGAAGTATCGGTGACTTCGCTTTCCTCTTCGTCATCATCTACCTCTGGAAGTGGTTCGGGCGAACCCTCATGCCCTGCGGCCACGCGAATTTCTTCACCAGTAAACACCTGCTCACCCGTGCCGATGGAAGCGCTGTTGATTTGCGACATCTTCTGAGCGGCATCCAGTTTTTCACTGTCGCTTTGCGCATTGAGGTCGTCCCAGATAACGGTCTTCTGACTGACCGGATCGAGGATGCTTAATTCGATCAGCTTGTCGCAGAAGTCCTCAATCTCGAATGACAGGTCGCCACGGCGAGACTGGCAGCGAGTATTGAAGTATTTCTGGTCTTCGGTGCTGGAGCGCTCGGCCTGCTGATTACCAACCAGAATGCGCGTCGGGATATCAACTCCTGCGGCGGCTGTTTGCAGGTTTACGTTATAGGTTGGAGACGGATCAGAAACCGGAGAAACGAGGGAGGTTACGCTGGCCCCCTGGAGAGAAAGCAGCACATCATTTCCGCGATTCATCTCGCGTGCAGCGTCATTAAATTTATCCTGCAACTCATCTACTTTAACGCCGTACATAGATGCAATGCTGCCAAAGTCGATTTCCTTGTCGAAACTAAGTGCTAACTGGCGAGCGGCGTTCTTCAGGAATGACTCACCAGACCCGCCCTCTACCTTCTCCAGGCTCACAAAGGCGTTATAAGCTGGCTCAAGGAAGCCAATAGCATCGTCTGAGTAATCACCAAGGATGAAAACGCGATCGGGGTGGATATTGACGCGGCGACTTGAACCATTCGGCAAGCGTTCGGCGTACTGCCACATTTTCGGCTGACCGTAAGTCTTCGAGTTCAGCCCAGTGTCCCACTCGCTCACCGTTAGCGATCCGGCCCACGCCACGGAAACCTTCTGCAACCCTCGACCTTTGGTAACCGGAAGGTTCCAGTCTTTTTCGTCGCGGATGTGCAGAAGGATTCCTGCATAACGACCGACAAGACGGCGGCGATCCGCCTCAGAGAATGAGCGCCAGAATCGGTTGGTGAATACCTGCTTGGACTTTTTCTCCCAGGCGGTTTCTTTGCGCTTTTTGTCTGCCTGATCACCCTCGATGATTTCCGGGTTAGTCTGCCAGCACTTGCCCACCAACTTCTCTACCGCTCCGTGGGCTATGCCACCACGGCGGTACAGTGCGTAGAGGTTTTCGTAGGTTACCTGCTCAGGGAATCCATACTCGCACCATGCGGAATGGCGCTTATTGTCCAGCCCCATAGTTGGCGCCATCAGTCCCATACGAGCGCGCGCCATCCGCGCATCGTTCAACGCATGGTTGACGGCGAGAGTTAATTTGTCAGTCATGGTTTGTCCGTCAGCGTTTCAGCGGCGGGATTTTTGGTCCTTTTGCCGGAGTGAATGATTCAATCTTTCTGAGCATCAGAGTGCGACAGTGCCTTGGGATGTAATTTAGAGGCATGACTCTTTCGAACCTGATGATTTTCCCACAGGCGCAGCACCAATATTCGGTCATGTACGCACCCCCTTATCGTTGTTTTGGCGGTGGTAATACCTTGCCGGAAGATTTCGACGCGTATGGCTGATAACCAGGCCATTCATTGCGCTTTCTCTCGCAGCCCGGGCATTTGCATTTATCTGCCATAGCTATCTCCTTTGTAGACGCTTAGGAATCATCATCCCGGCCATCTGTCCCTTGCGCTTAATGTGTCCGTCAAGGCTGTAGCGGATGCCGTCCCAGCAGTGTTCGTAACCGTCGGCCAACTTCGGTAACACCTCACCCGTGATACGGTCCGTTTTGTACGACCACATGCGGGCTTCACGCGCTACGTTCTTGCAGCGCGGATGGATAATGATTTCGTCGAAGCCGCGAAGATGGGCGATCCCGTCCTCAACGCTCCCCTGCCATTTCTCAGCAGCTGAGATGTTGAATCCCTGCCGCTTGAGATAGCTAATCGTCTCGGGTCGAGCGGAGTCGGCCTTGATGGGCCAGTCACGAGATCCGGGGATAGTGTCGTACAGCTCTGGCATGTGGTCGAGCTCTGTCTGCTGCCCGTATGCCTCGTACTCGATATACAGCCGGTTATGCAGGATGAACGAGCGCACCAGAGTGTTCGGGTCTTTAGCGAAACCGAAGTCAGCACCGAAGAACAGGCGATCGGCCTCTTTCCATAGCTGGTCCGAGAACTCGGCAATCCGGTATTTCCCGGCCAGCACCTGCTTATCGGAGTTTTCGAGGTAAGCGCCTTCCCACACCCATGCGTATGTCGCTGGGTCGAGGCGTCGCTGGTCGTTCTGTCGCTCACCTTCCAGCACGTCAGGGAACCACGGGTTATCCGTATAGTTCATCTCAACGGTTATGCAGTCGTCGCCAGCCTCTTTCCGGAAACGCTTATCCGTTGCGCTGCCGTCTCGCTCAGGGTTCCACGTCACCCAAATCTCTGAACCTTCCTCACGAACTGTCGGGCTCAGCTTCTGCCAGGCTATTTCGCTGACTGATTCAGCCTCGTCAACCCAGCACAGCAGAATGCGCGCTTTCGACTTGATGCTGTCGAGGTTATGCCGCAGACCGCAGAACACGTAGTTAACGCTCTTGTCGATAGTGCGGATGTACTTCTCGCCGATATCAAAGTTGGAAGCCAGCCACGGTACAGACAGGATCGCCTGTTTCACCTCCTGCATACTCGACTCTTCCAGCGAGTTCATGAATTCACGCGCGCATAGCACTACGCCGCTTTCACCGTTCATCATCGACTGATACGCCTTTACGGCAGTCATCAGGGCAAATGTGCGCGTCTTGGCGCTGCCACGTCCACCGTGCGAGCATCGATAACGCTTATTCACCGCAGTGAACAGTGGCGCAAGCTTCGCGGGGATCGGCAATTGAACGGCGTTACTCATGCTTTGGCTCAACAGGCAGTAGCTGGATGATTGTTGGCTGCGGCGTCATGCTGCCATCAGGGCTTGTATGCTCGACTTTCTGGCGATTAGTGTAGGCATCGCCCATTTCTTTGGCGGCCTGCTCGATAAGTTGCGAGGTCATGCCGTAGTTCTTCATCTTTTCAGCATTGGTCGCCATTCGGTCGAGAACGCGTAACCGGTACGCTTTATTTGCGATCGGAATGTCACCGATCTCATTCTGGAATCGTTTACGGGTAGCGTTGAACAGGTCAATCCACTTCTGGCTCAACTTGGCCGCCATTGCGTTGCCGGGCGTGTATTGCGACACCTGCTGCCGTGAGACATCGATGCCATATTCAGCCTTTACAAGCTCAATGACTTTTACCGGGGTCTCGTAGCAGGCGAGTGATTGAACGATGAAGGCTTTAACCTCTGTCGATAATGCTGCCACAGGCTACCTCCATGACAATCTGAATAAAGCGTTACGCCAGCTTCAACATGCACGTCCCGCATGACCTGGCTATATCGATATGAGCCACTTCTGCTGGCGCATTGGCCGCATCAACGAGCTCCTGTACTTCTTTGCTGGCACCGTATCGACGCACGACACCAGTGAATTCTTCGACGTCGTGGCCGCGCAGTGTAAGCACTGGCTGCCCGGTCTCTTTGTTGAACCTTGGCGCACCGAAATCATCGGTGGCCTGGGCAATGTGGTAAAGCTCATGCTCTACCAGTGCGCAGAACTCAAGGTCGCTGCATTGCGAGCAGTAGTCAGCTGCCAGCGTGATGATGAACTTCGGGATTCGCCCGAACCATTCATACATCTGCTGTTCCATTCTGGCTTTCTGCCAACCACCGGCCCGGAGCATCACCTGCTCGGCCTGGCCGAGGACGTAGCGCCCTTTCTTCGCGAAAGAGTCAGACGCCCACATGAAGCAGAGGTCAGCTTCAAGCAGATGTTCGTGGTCAGGGTTATGGATGCTGCCGGAATCGCTGAGGATTTGGCGGCTTACCCACTCATGCACTTCATTGGCGGTAATGAGCCGGGTGTATGGCTGCCAGTTGTCGGAGGCGATGAAGTTAACTGGCGGATAAGGCCTGCGCTCGTCATCGTTAGCCATGGGTTACTCCGTTTTTTGTTCGGTCTGCTCATCCGGTACCGGCGTGAACTCCACGCGCTTCACATCAGCAGGAGCGAAATACAGCCACTGCCCCGTTTCGGTCGCCAGCGGCACAAAGCCGTTCACCAGCTCAGGCTGACGTCGTGACATCTTGCCCGTGAAGGTTTCGCCTGTTTGGGTGGTTAGCGTGATTTGGTAGATGTCGGACATTGAGAGCCTCTTTATCCGTTGATTAGGATGCGGCTATTAAAAAAGCCACTCGCAAGTGGCCTTTGTGATGGCATCACAACAACTCTGAAGTTATTTACTTATTCCGTTCTCTAATATTGTCCTTAACGACTCTATTAATTACGTCCATATCGTCTTTCATCATCCACTCATAACTGTATCTGCTGATAGGATTCATAGACTCATAGTCGCTGGCCACCTCTCGCATCGAGAAATCACCACTTACATGCCTATTCGCTATGTAGATGCCATTAAGTAAAAACATTAAAACTACGACAATCATAACCAAAGCTATGGGTTTGAGCTTATTCATTTTTGTTACCTTATAGCCCTCAGATAATTGATAATACTATAAGGCCTACCAATAGGTTAATACTTACTTCAGGCACTGCGTGTCTATATATTCCTGCATGCCGTAAATCATTTTGTTAACGGTTGCGATTCCGTCTCTGTGATCGAAATAATTCCGTCGAGCGTCTGGAGTAAGTTCGGGGGAACCTGCATCATCCACGCCGGTGGCGGAGGTGGCTTTTGGCACTCCAGGGCAGGTTGCGGCGATGCGCAGCCGTTTAGCGCCAGAATCGACATCCCGACGCAAATCGTTAATGGTTTTTTTCGCATCGGACAATTCCTTCGTGTATTTGGCATCCAGCGCAGCGACATCACGCTGGCGGGTCTGCATGTCTTTGATGGTGTCGTTAGCCAGGCTGAGTTTCTCAGTGGCTTTATCGCGCTGGTCTTTATAGGTGATGGCGTTGTCGCGGTAGTGGTTCACGAAGAACGCCAGCACACCGATTAACGCCACCACCAGCAGCTGCAACCAGTAACGCTTAACCAGTGCGCCAATCATGATAGGAACAGAGCCCGCTCTGCCTCCCGCCGACGTGTCAGCCCATTCAGCACCTTCCCACCAGCTTTATTCCAGCGCAGGAACTCATCGGCTGCACCAGCGTAATCACCAGCGTTGAGTTTTCGCAGAAGGGTCGATGTCGACAGTGAACGGGCTCCGAGGTTGTACGTGAACGACACCAGGGCGTCGAATTGCCCCTGAGTCACGCCGACTTTAACCAGGCGGGACACGTCACTTTCGTAGCTGACCAGTCCGGTCTTCAGCAGACGTTCTGCTGTTTCCTGCTTAATCGTCATCCCGGCGCGGATCGGTTTGCCGTCGACAGGCTGAGTCCAGCCATAGCCGATCGTCCAGATGCCGACGCTGTCCTGATAGGCGGTTAGTTTACAGCCTTCGAACTGTTTGATCAGGGCAATGCCTTTTTCACTGGTTTGCATTACCGCCTCCAAAGCGAGAATTAAACACCCGGGAAGCCATAACCTTAACCTGCTCTACGCCAACAAAACCGAGCGCGCCACCGATAGCGATCGACAGGGACTGTGGGAGGTTGAAGTAATCAAGAGCTGACACAGCGGTAAGGGTCAGAGCTCCGCAGATCGCTCCTTCAAGAATCATTTTCTTCCATCCGCCACCGCCGTAAGCGATTCTCAATGCAGCCATGGCAACCGATAGCAATACGGCACCCATCGGCGTTTCGCCACGCCACCAGCTGTGGAGTAGTTCGATAAACTCCGTCCAGGAGTGGGGATCGTTATGCATTTTCATAGTCTCTAACCTCCGGCTTAAAAGCGGGGGCTGTGTGTTTGAAAGGGGTCAGGCCCTCGGGACGATTTAACAAGTAGGCGTGTCGATGATGGTTCCCGGGACCTTAATATTTACCTCTAAGAGGTGCATTTTGATTTTGGCAGGCCTGCTGGCTCACTTTGAGTGACTCAATCTTCTTGATGAGTCCGCTGTAGAGAAATGGGTGCAACTGATCGCATAGGCTCTTATAGCCTCGTGCAAGACTCATTTTTTCATTAAACCAAGCCAGATGGGCAAGGTAAGGATCATGAAACATACCTAGGTGCTTGTTCTTACCATTAACCTTTATACCGGCCTGAAACTTTGTAGAACCTTTTTTAAGGCAAACACCAATAGGATAATCGCCCCTCATGGCATCCCCAGAAGTAACGAAGCTATTGAGCGCTTGCGGGATAAAGATGCAGGTTTTACCGGAATAAACTTTGTTTCCCGGGAAAAGAAGGTCCTTATCAAGCTCGAATCCTGGAAGATAATTCTCGTCGTAGAACTTTTTAAATGCACTAAAGAGATGCCACTCTTCATCAACCACGCACCCATCATAGCTAGGCCTGTAAGAACTACCTTTCCCATAGCATCTCTTGAGCATCCCATGCCAAACTCTAAATGCTCTTATTTTCTTCCCACCCACAAAAACAGGATGCACATCTAGCTTACCGACTCCGAAAATAAGACTTCCTTTTGGTTTCATGGTTACGTTTGCCTTCTTTGAGATGAACCTTTGTCGCATAGGAAATCAGCCCGTCGAGGCTCGCCAGCACTAACTGACTTCCTCAAAGGCTCATTTCAAAGTGAACGGTTCGACGTTTTTGTGAGGCGCATGCGAAGCGCGAAAAAAAAGCCAGCGACAGGCTGGCAATGTGAGGGTAAGGCAATGCCGGCTCTATGGCCGAAGGGTCCCAGGTAGTGGGTTCGGTGTGCGGCGTACCGCAAATAAAAAAGCCCAAGGCGTTAACCTCGGGCTTGAATTCTTAAGTTCGTGTCGAAGTGACCACTCTTACCATGATATTCAGGATTTTACGTACGTAAAGTATTTAGTTGATTACGAACTCTGCTTTAGAACCACGAAAGGAGATGGTTTTACTCCCCGCCCGGCGGCAAGCGTCAGCTATAGCCTTCATTCCATACTCAACATTAGCCAGATGGCTTCGCATCGCTACGATTTCAGCCTTGGGTGCAGATACATCAAATCCCGCCGCCTCAAGAATATTAATCAAGCGAATAGCTGATGATGTTGAATTATCACCACATAACATCGGCATAGTGACATCAAGGGCAGGAGCGCACTTTGAATTGCCGAACGACAGATTACCGCTGCGTACCACTGGATTATTGTCGATCCACCACTGGAGGGGCAGGTTAACGTCAAGATTCGGTGCAGGAAGCGACTCCTGCTTCCCGATGAACTCCCCTTCCAACGGCACTCGAGCCGCAATAGAAAGCGCCTCAGTAAACTGGTCTTCGCTGATTTCCTTGTAGCTGCAACCAAAATGGGATTTAAGTGACGACCACATTGTGATCATCGCTTTGGCCTGGCATTCTTTCGGCAACGCTTTACCGCGAGTCATTACCAGTTGCTTAATGGCTTCCTGCTGCTCGGAGGTGATTTTTCCGGGTAGTGATTTTTTAGCCTTGCGCGGGTTCTTAACCTCGCCTTTCGTCCAGTACTCGTAAAGCACATCGTCGCACTCTTCCTGATAGCGAATGACGTTATCGCGGATTTCCGGGCGGACCTTGTTCGGACTAATACTGTTCAGCCAAGCAGCTAGCTTGCGTAACGCCAGGCAAATCATAGATTGCATCCCGCCAGCCGAAGGTATGGTGATTTCGACCATACCTTTTGCAAAGCGTTGAGAAATCTTCTTATGTTGCGATTTCCAGTCCAACCCCATACCCTCCACAATTGGCTTCATCGGGGTATAAGCCTCACCGTTGTGCTCAACAACGAAAAGAGAATTACCATAGAAAGGCACGTTGATTGTGCGATCTGCAATTGCTAAACTTGTCATGTCAATATTTCCCAATCAGATTTGTTGATATCGAAGCCTCAATGGTTGCAGCCATTGGGGCTTCGCTGTTTTTACAGCGCATGTTGCATTTTCTCTCTGTACTTTAGCCACCAAACCAATCCTTGGACCAAGGCTGCATTTTCTGAAAGCCCCTCCTCATCGGCTATGCGTTTAAACTCCTCTTTCAACTTCTGCGGATAACGCAGGGTCGTCTTTACTTCACTCTTTTCCACTCTTATCTCCTTAGGGGCCATAATGCCACCACAAGGCCATAATGCCACCATTGAAATGATATGGCAATATGGCACCATTGTTTTTTTGAGGGATTTGCAATGGCCGAAAAACAAGTAAAAGATTACGACAAGTTCAACCTACGCTTCCCGGATGGGATGCGTGACGCTATAGCTGAGCGGGCCAAGCGCAATGGCAGGTCGATGAACTCTGAAATTGTGCAGATACTTCAAGAAACGCTGGATACCGATAAGGCTGTTTCTGAAAGCGACCTTGTTGATTTCGACTCAACTCAAGCCGCTTTTAATGCCGCATCGACAGTAGAAGAGAAAGAGCAGTTCCTAAGTGACCTTGCGAAAAAGGATCCGTTCACGGCAGACATTCTTCGCGAGGGAGAAGAGCACGCGAGGCGGCTTGCTGAGATACTTGGTCGCCGCATGGGATATTTGGACCATAAATAACAAAAAGCCCACCTGAGTGGGCAATCTGCTCATGCTGCCGGAAAAATCCTTACCTCTCTGTCCATTTCCAGCCTGATTTCCAGCGCCATAAGAAGGCCATCAACGATCCCTTCTGCATTTGATAGCTTTTTGCCTATATGCCCGTCAGAGCAATGATGCGCATTCGCCAGTTGCATGAATGTTTTGCCGAATACGTAGTAATCGAAAAGCAGGTCGTGAGCAACAGGATGCTTTGACCTTAGCCCTGCCATGAGGTTTGAGATAATCAGACCATCCTCATCACAGCACTGGAGGCGAGTGCGCACCTTCGACGGTATGAGTCCAGAGAAACCTGCTGCAATCGGCGGCCAGTAAACATCCTCGCTGTTATCGGCAGCCCACGCCCCCCAACGTTCTAAAACTTGCTGAATGTTTCTCATGCGGCTTCCTTCTGTGGCTGGTTGGTCTGAGTCTGGCTGTGCTTTGCTACTGGCGGCATGTTGGCGCGCTTAACGCTTTCTGCCTGGTACCGGAGGAGGTCGGCGTGGTTCATGCGGACTCCTTCTGCTTTGGTCCGCGATATTCACCATACAGAGGTGTTCTTCCTCTTGGCCGGGTATGCCTGTGGGTTGCCTTGGGAGAAAAAAGCGCATCCTCTACATTCATTCCATTTTTTAGTCGACGCTTGATGGATGTTTCTGATACTGAAACGCGAGGATCCCTTGACCATTCTGTCGCGGTTTTCGTTTCGCCATTGAAAGTTATGGCGGTGCGTCCTTTTTTTGTGTGCTCAGGGATATGCACTCGAGATCGCATGACATTACACGCCCGGCAAAGCACCCTAAGATTTGAGTCCGCATTGTTATCAACAACCTCATCAATGTGATCAATATGCGCGGTTTTCCATGTGACCTTCATGCCGCATTTTTCGCATGGTGGAAGTGTTTCTCCATAGCGGTCGTAAACAACTTTTCGGTGCTCATATACGCAACCATTGGCCATCGATAGTGGGTGATCAGGAATTTTTAGCATTTGATATCCCTTCGCATTTTTATGCCTGTATTTCCCTTTACCGTTTTTTGTGAGTTCGTAGGTCCCGTAGCGCATCATTCGGAAGTAGTGCATTTGACAGATACCCTTTCCTGGATAGTGTTTGCATTCACGATCACAACCTTCAACTTTGCATTTCATGCTGCACTCTCCTGTAATTTTTGACGGCGCTTCATCAGTGCATTGGCCCTGCGGGAAAAAATTGCTTTCACACGCTTCAGGTAGGTAACGTCAAACCGGCGTGGGGAATTGTCAGATTCGAGCCGCTCTACGCGCTCAAGGCCGATGCGATCAACTAGGCGGATCCGGTACTCGACAGCATTACCGCTCAGCTGTCGGTTACAGCGGGTGCAAGCGGAGTGGACGTTAAACACGTTGAATTTGAGGTGTGAGGCAGCACCACGTGATCGGTAATGGCTGGCGTCAATGGCGCTACCGGTCAGGTAATTGCTTTTGCCGATGAGTGGATTGCCGCAGCTGACGCATTCTTTCCCCTCGTCACGGATCCGGATGTAGCGGTTGAAGGCCGATTGGGCCTCTTTATCCCACTGAGCTTTAGTCTTGAATGACTCGCGCTTGGCCTTGCGACGCTGGCGTCCTGCCTTCTCTTCGGTGCGCTGGCGCTGCGCCGCCTTCTGCTTAGCGGCTTCACGGGCTTTTGCGGTCTGTTCTTTGCCGATCGCGCTGGCGCATTCGAAGCTACAAACTAACTGCCCGTTGCGTACCGGGTGGAACCACTGGCGACAGCCATGATGTGCGCACTTGCGGCGCGGTAACTTAGCCATTGAACCAGCCCTCATATTCAGATGCGGGCACACGCTCAGCGACGATCCGCAACTCGCGCTCCTTATTGGTGGAGTGCTCATCGGCATTTATTTTTTCCGCCTCTGCAGCCAGGCACTCTACAGCCTTCAAATAATCTTCTTCCCTGAAGTTATCTACGGCCATAAATGCATCCATTACCCGCCAAACAACTCGCTTCTCTTCCTGCTTTTTCTGGGCGATAAGTTCGTTGATGTGATTCCTCAGCGACTGAAGCTGGCAGAGGTCATAATCTTGAAGTTGCTGAATGATATTGCTCACGATGACTTCCTCCGTGCCGCCAGGCGCAGCCATTTCTTATCGACCAGACGGGCGGTGTAGTCCTTCAGGGTCGGGATGTCGGACGGCTTAATCACTGGCTTGCGCTGACGGCGAGTCCGAACGCGGAAGATTTCGTTTGTGATGACGCGTGCGAGAGGATTATTCATGCAAGCCTCCCAAAATAATCGCCACGATAACGGACATCGCGAAGTTGGATGTTCTGGCTGACGGCGAAAGCCTGGGTGTACTCAATCAGGCTGTTCATCCGCTTGATCCCCATCGATGAGGTGCTTTCGCGAATTGCCACCAATTCCCCCTCAAGCCCGGCAATAACCTTCCCCTGCCCTCCAGTGGCAATGGAGTGACCGGAGACCAAAATTGATTTCCACGACGGAAGCGACCAAGCAGAGCCAGCCCACTGAATGCGATGCTTTGCCAGGTCGCCGCAAAGCGCGTGGAACAGTGAATTCTGGGGAAGGGTGCGCTTAGGTTCGGCAAAACTAACCACGAGCGGGAAATCTGCGTTTACAGGCTGCTTGTTGATGTAGTCGATGAGGTTGCGGCGAACCTGCTCGTCGCGTAGGTAGAATTTGATACTCATACGGCCTCCTTAACGGAAACCGCAGAATGCAGAAAATCGCAGGTGCATTTCTGCATCTGTAACAAGGTGAGGAGTTCATATTGTGGTCGCATTTAAGTCCCCTTAAATGCGCAGAAGTCTTACCGTCGGGCGTTCAACTCCGACGGCAATGAAATTATGGCTGGTTGATTATCAATAATCAACACGAATTAGAAACGAAAAAACCACCTTTCGGTGGCTTCTCGTTGGGCGACTGGCAGGCCTAGTTAATGCTAATTCCCTCGAGTTGCAGTTGGTCATCCAGGTTATTGGACGTATCCAGCCGTCGGACTCCGCAAGCCGAGTTTATGTCCGGCCACAAGGCTTTTCATGGATTAACCCATCACCGTAACGATCAAGGCGAGAGCTGCACACCCACAAGGTGTGCTGGTAGCAATCGGCCCAGCCTTTTGCGCCACCCTCTTCCCACTACTCCAATCTAACTTCTTTATCCCCTAGCCGGACACTGAGATGTTACGCTCGTCAGGAGCATGCGGGGGAATCCAAAAACTGGGTCAAAATAACCTCCATTTTCTTTTTCACCTACTGGGGAAGGTTCTATTAAACATCTGTTTAGGATAAGTTTCAACTATACAAGATATGGTAATTTTCAAGATTTTTGTGATGCTGCAATCATGGCTGCCCAGCACAGCTTCGCTCTGTGCGCCGCCTGCTGACATCCGGTCATGGCGTTGTATGCTTCCCACAACTCCGCATCGCTAAAGAACTCATCTGGCTCAGACTCAAAGCCTTCGACGATCATGTGTTCTGTAGGCTCGACCGGGACAGCCACCCAACCATCCGGAATCACAGGAGAGTTGCCACTCACAGCCTCCTGAAAGCGTCCAAGCTCCACGTACTCCTGACATGACCAACCGCCATCAATGAAATCACGAGCTTCAACAGCGTCGAAAGTGAATGATGTTTCGCTGCCAGTTGGTGAGGTTAAGCCGTACAGGTCTGCTACCGGCTTAAACTGTGTGGCTGGAATATTTTCAGGAATATTTTGTTGTCGATTTTGTTGTTCGGCACCCTGAAGCATGGCGGCGCGGCACTGGTTGAAGCCATGCGCCCATGCGGATGCCAGAGCAATGTCGTCTTCCGTGATTTCCTCTGGTACATCTTCCCAGCTGACTACGTCCGGCACAGATACCGGCGCTGGCGGGACGGTGTATAGCGGTGTCACTTCGCGCAGTGGGTCGGCGTAAGCATTGCCACTATCGAAGCTGACTTGGTTTTTAGCGCCGCCGCCTGACAGCAGCCACGCCACAGGCTCCGCTTCGAGCGATGCCAGCGCGATGCGCGCCAGCTCCAGTTCAATTGACCATGTGCGTTCTTTGAGAGGCTCTAACTCTCCGGCCAACATCATCTCTGCAAACTCAATACGCGCGTGCGCAGAAGCGATAAGCTGTTCTTTGGTGAAGGTGATCATGGGTTAGTCCTCCCCGTTGATGCGGATGCCAGCAGAGGTCAGAGCCTCAACGGTATCGTCGTAATTCAGTGCACTGTCGGCATTGCTCGGTACCAGATAGCTCTCGCCGTAATGGCCGCTTGATGTTGGCTCCTGTCGCTGTGGCAGCGTCACCTCCCGCGCCTCCAGCTCAGCCACGCGCTTCTCTGCGTCATCAAGCTCACTGGCGCTTTGTGCTCTGTCTGTTGCCCATCGTTCGAGTGTTGAGTTAAGTTCAGCGTTGCGCCTGTCTTTGGCTTCCAGCTCATCCAGCAGCGCCAGCACGGTTTCTGGAGTTGAGCAGCGCAGATAGTGGAACCATTCATCCTGGGTATGGTTATCTGTGCTGGCCTTCTCCGCCGCTTCACGTAATGCGCGTATGTCGATGTTGCTCATTGGGCGGCCTCCTTCTGCGCAATTTCACCCCATGTTTTCAGGCTATCCGTTTGAACAACGACGCCAAGCAGCGCGAGAATTTCCTCAGGTGTTTCTCGTACAACTATCTTCTCGCCCGAGGTCATTTTGATGTAGCTTACTCCAGCAAACAAAAACGACTCAATATGCTCAGCCACAACAAAAACTGGCTCGTAGATTGTTTTCTCTTCCCAACCGATAATCGAATCGACCGGACGAGAAACTGTTGCCTGCTGACTCAGTTTTAAAATTTTCATACCCCTACTCTCCCCCAAACCATCAATACTCGCTTCATTGCTGCGCTGTTGCGGCACTCCTGGCAGATCACGTTTGTCTCTGTGCGCTGCACCAGCTTCGAATTTCCATTCGGCATGGCCGGTATGGTTTCCGGTGCGTATTTCATGCCGTAACTGGTCAGCCGATAAAGCCGCTGGCCGTGCTTGCCCTCACAAGTGATCAGGCCGTCTGCCAGAAGCGAGCTGACCGTGCCTGACATCTTTTTGGTGGTCATGCCGATCATCTTGGCAATACGCCCGCTGTTCAGGCCCGGGTTATTACGCAGGGCTGCAAGAATCTGCCCACGAATTGTTATGGTCATGCTGCCCCCTTAGAACGGTAAGAATCCCACGTGAATGACAGAGTGCACCCGCCTCCATCGCTCATGCGATCAAGAACGCGTTCGCCGATGAATGCAGCCAGTTCTTCCCGGGTCTGGTTGCTGATCAGGATGGTTGGCTTCATCCGCTCATAACGGGTGTTGATGATTTCGAACATGATCAACTTCTCGGCGTCGCTTCCGAACTGCACGCCGACCTCGTCGATAATCAGCAGGTCGGGCTTCGTGAAGTAACGGATCACTTCGTCTTCAGTACGGCTTGACCCCTTCGACCAGGTTGACTTGTACTCCCTGGCAATTTTCAGCGCGGTGGTGAACACAGCTGAGCTTTGGTGCTCGGTGATTGCATGCCGGGCGATAGCAAATGCGAGGTGGTTCTTGCCGGTTCCAGGCTTGCCACACATCACCAGGCCACCACCCTTCTGCAAACGCTCAGGCCAGCGGCTGGCGTATGCCTGACAGACCTTCAGGGCGCGTTTCGCTTCTTCGTTCACCGGTTCATAATTCTCCAGTGAACAGGATTCAAACCTGGCCGGGATGCTCAGTCCATCCAGCAGGCGCTCGATGTTTCTTTTGCGGGCTGCTTCGTTGATGCTAATTCTTTCCGCCTGCAAGCGGCCTAACTCCTCTTTGAGGCATTCAGGGCAGCAGCTTGGGCGCGGGGGAATTTTCACGACTGAGTTTAAGAAATGCCTGGTCCTGCATTCAAAGGGGCCATGCGTTTCGCAGTTCTCGGTGCTGATAGTTAGCTCGATATCTTCATGCTGAACTGGCGGTTGGCTCAGCTCAGTAATGCGTTTCTCAAGTTGATTGATTTTTTCATCCAGCGTCATGATCAGTCCCTCGCCCATGCAGGAATTTCAGTCTGGCCATAGTCTTTGCCAGCAAAGTTCTCAGATACGCGAGACTGCGCGCGAGGCGTCTGCTTGGCGGTCTTTGGCTCAAACAAACCCTGCCAGCCATTCGCGATGCTCTGGTTGATGATTTCTTCAGGCTGGTATCCGCTGCACTTGCAACGCTCAAGCAGATTGATGGCCTGGGTTACCGTCTGCTGAGACTTAATCGGTTTCTTCAGGTCGCGACGATAATCGACCCATGACTTCCAGACTGAAACTGACAGCCATTCAGGAAGGTCAACACCAGCCGGATCGAACGAAGCCGGTTTGGGGGATTTAGGGGGTTTATTAATATTGTCTTTATTGTCTTTTGTATGTTTGTCTTTTGTGTTTACCTTATTTGGGTAAGTGTCGTTACCTGATTCGGGTAAACATTCCTTACCTGATTCAGGTAAATTTACCTCTTTCAGGTAACGTTTATTTTCATTACCTGTTTTTGGTAATTTCACCCATTCACTAACCGTTTTGTTAATGCCGACAGAACGCCCAATTTGGGTAAATACTCCACGCTTCACTAACGAGCTTTTAGCAGCAGAGCATTTGTGCGGAAGAATGCCGGTAAGGGCAGATAACTGATCGTTACTAACCCAGTCAGCTTTTTTGTTGAAACCGTATGTTTTACGCATTACAGCCATGAAGACCAGCAACTGATGCTGAGACAATCCAGCCAGCATGACAGCCTCCAGAAGTTCATTGGCAATACGCGTATAGCCATCATCAAGATCTGCCACGCGCGGCTCCACGACCTGCAAATCAGGCCTGATTGGTGAGATATTGTTAATTGCTAAGTTCATCAGCAGCCTCCCCGCCTTTCTTGAAGATGATTTCGACACAAAGCAGAATGCAGTTATCGCAGATAGCAACGCCTGGACCGGCAACTATGGTTTTCACGTCGCTATCGATATTGCTTCTGTCGCAGAAAGAGCATTTATGAGTTGCGTGCTGATTTGCCTTTTCGTTTATTACTGGCATACTTACTCCCGTTACTTGGCGTAACACAGTGACTTAAGCCCTGAACGAGTTACCGCTCGTTTGGGGCTTTTCATTTGAGAGAATCTCCGCAACCTGCTTTGCCAGTCTCGCCATGTCGTCATCTACGACACCCCACTCCAGAACCGCTAAGAGCATCGCCAGCTTAGGCAGCATGTTTTCTTTCCAGCGGGTAATGCCTGATTTATCCATCCCGATCGCTTTGGCCACGTTTGAGGCGCCTTTCATAGCAATCTGATTCAGGATCCAGGACTCAATTTTTCGAGCCTGGGCTTTGTTTCGGGTAGTTGTGTTTTCCATTAGTTAAAATCCTTAATAAGTTGTTGAGTCGGCTGACGAATCAGCCGAGTAAATTTGGGTTCCATGTTGTTAAAGAGCGGTAGTACTTACGGGGTTTTGCTGTGCGGGAAAGGCTTGATTTCTTCAGCCTTGATTTTCCCGTCGGGCAGTCGGTTGATAAAAATCTGACGCCCAACCCTAATTGCCTTGCTGATTGCCGTCTGGTGTACACCGATAGCGTCAGCTGCTTTGGCCTGACCTACCTCGCCAACAAACTCAGCTAAAGAAATCTTCATGTGGTTGCTCCTTTGAGTGCATAACCAAACAATACCAGAAGTATTACATAAAGCAATACCTGCGGTATTTTTAAAATATGAGCTTTGGTATTAATATCTGATAATGGAAAAGAAAAAGATTCTCACCCCCGCTCAAGTGGCTGATTCACAGCGTTTAAAAGCCCTTTACGAAGCGAAGAAAAAAGAACTGGGTATTACTCAGCAATCCATTGCGGACGCGCTGGACATTTCTCAGGGTGCCGTCGGCCATTACCTCAATGGAAGGAATGCCTTAAATACAGCGGTAGCATCGGTCTTTGCCAGGCTTCTTGGGGTTAGTGTCTCTGATTTCAGCCCGTCACTTGCGAAGGATATCTCTGATATGAGCTCGGTGGCGTCGGAAAATACTTCTTTCGCAGGGCATTATTCACCTGGCTCAAAATATCCGGTGATTAGCAAAGTTCAGGCGGGCGCCTGGTGTGAAGCTGTTGAGCCGTACACCCTTAAAGATATCGACCTTTGGCTTGAATCAGATGCTCACATTCAGGGGGAGGCGTTCTGGCTGCAGGTTGATGGTGACTCAATGACGGCGCCAGCTGGCTTGAGCATCCCAGAAGGAACCTTTGTCCTCTTCGATACTGGGCGCGAGGCAATCAACGGCAGTCTGGTAATAGCAAAGCTATCCGATTCGAACGAGGCAACATTTAAGAAGTTAGTGATCGACGGTGCGCAGAAGTACCTGAAGGGTTTAAATCCACAGTGGCCATTGGTAGCGGTGAATGGTAACTGTCGAATTATCGGTGTTGCTGTAGAGACGAAGATGCGGCTGGTCTGATCGGCAAGGTGTTTTGGTCGGCGTATAGCTGGTAGCGGCCTGAAGAGACGTTTGGGTGATGAGAGAATATCTGATAGTAGGCGTGGTTACTTTGCTCTCGGTTGTTGCGATCGTGCTTATAGTGGCCTGATGAGGTGTTTGGTTAACTGGAGTACGCATGAGGATAGGCATTGCTTTTCCGGTGATAGTGTTCATCGTGGCTGTGGCGTTTATGGCGTGGTTTGTCGTGGGTGGGTATGCGACGCCGGGTGGTTGATGAGACGTTTGGGTGAGATTGATGATGTAAGAGAGGTCGCAGAGATGCGGCCTTTTTTTGTGGTTAACGATGTCACTCGTGGTAAATGATTTACCATAAAGCTTGATCTTCTCGGGTGACGGTGTAACCTTTGGTTAATCGTTTACCATTAATGACATCGTTAACCAAGGAATCACATGAAAAAGTATGCTATTTGGAATAATAAAGGCGGTACGGGGAAAACAAGTCTTTCCTTTCAGGCCATATGCCGTTACGCAGAGCTTCATCCTTTAGAGCGCGTATTGGTTATTGATGTATGCCCTCAAGCAAACTTATCTGAGTTATTTCTTGGGGGGTTAATCGGTAATGGAAGTGTTAACCTTCTCACTCGTCATGACCTTGCAAACAGGTGCACTCTTGGTGGGTATTTTCAGATGCGGCTGCCGACTCCTTATCAAAAGCCCGCGTTCGATTCACATGACTATCTAACGCACCCAAAATCTTTTAACGATCAGATTCCAAGCAATATATCCCTAGTTTGTGGAGATCCGCTTTTAGAGTTACAGGCTAATGCAATAAACACGCTTGCTAACCAGCAGATTCCCGGCACAAACGCCTGGGTAAGCATCATCGATTGGATTAATGATCTTTTGGCTGGACTTGAAGGTGAGTACGATGCTCTCTTCATCGACTGCAACCCCAGCTTCTCTATTTACACCCAGGTAGCCTTAGCTGCGATTGAGAAGCTAATCCTGCCAGTAATGGCTGACGATTCTTCGAGAAGGGCAATACAGAATGCATTCTCTTTGATATATGGTCTCAAACTGCCATCAGATATCTACGCATCCTATGCATTCGCTAATAAGCTAAAAACTGTGGGCAGACCACTACCAAAAGTGCATATGATTGCAAAAAATAGACTAACACAGTATATGGGGCCTGCTTCTGCTTATGCCGCTGTACTTAACTCCATTGATAATGACATCAGACAATTACTAACAAGTAACCCAGATATATTTGACTTTACTGCTGTAGATGATGGAGTTGTAAACATTAAGGACTTTCAAACTACTGGGGTTGTCGCTTTCGCAAAAGGATGTCCTTTCTCAATCTTACCTACCGGCAGCGTTAGAGTGATGAACAGAAGGGTTAAAGTTAATGCCCCTTACAAAAAGTCTTGCCTTGACGCAATTGACATTATGGTTTCAAAACTTTAACTGGCAAACACCCGGCCACTGCGCCGGGTTTTTTATTGCCCACCCATAAAGCTATCCCCCATTCTGCCGATAACTATCCAGCCTGAAGCTGATAACAATAACTATCGCAACACTACCTGCCCGCCCGTGCGGGCTTTTTTATTGCCCCTTCCTCACCAACTCCGCAGCATCCCTGTTAGCTCCCTTCCCTATCACGTTTCCTGTTTCCTTCCGGTACTGCTTCAGCTTGTCGATGATGTTTTGCTGGGTCATGGGTAAATCAGCCAGTGACAATTCCATCACCGCCCGCCCCATCGCCTGAATTTTCATGCTTATACGCTCTTCATCCAGAACCATGCACATCCCTCCTGCTGTTTTTTTAAGCGTAGCACTGGTATTTACAAAAATAAAATCACATCAAATTCATACTCTTAGTATTAATCAAAGATTTATTAATACTGGCGGTATTGCTATATATTAATACCGCTAGTATTGTTAACCCATCGAAACGAAACATCGACAGCTGAGCGAAGTTAGCCAGCGGCGGACAGCAAGTCGCCTGCTCATTAAGAATTTAACCAAGCAGCAAATCACCCGGAGCGCTCCTGGCAAATTGAAATGGCGCCCAATGGGATTGAGGCAGGTGTGTAACGCGTGGCGGGTATAGCACACGAAGAGGACTCCGCACCGGAATGGTTTGCTGCTCAGTTCCCGAACATCGGGGAAGCTTTACCAGCAGCTCTTTGCGAGGGGCTGACGGCAAATCTACTCCACTTATTTGAGGTGATGGTGATGGATATAAAAAACGATGAAGTAGCGATGTTTAAAAGCAACAATGGCGTAATTTTAGCAGCTGACGCAGCTTATGCTGCTGCTGAAGAAGCGGTTAAAGGGGCATCAGATGACCACTGGTATCGGCAGAATTTGATAAAGGCAGCACTGGAGACTGCCCTGGCATCAGTTATCGTTTTATAGCGATCCCAAAAGGCGTAGGTGCTTCTGCTTTGTACTTTTCCTTTGCTGCTTCACGACAGGCAGGAAGCAAATCAGCAATGCGCTCAATTAAAGCTTCTGGCGTGTTGGCGGATGGGTCTTTTACTGCAAGCGCCAGCGCTAAATCATATGCCACTGATTCCTCAGTTCTCTTTCCTGCAAATACATTCATGGACATAAAGAAATCCTTTTATTGACTGTGGAATATCCAGTCTACGGCATTCCTTTGACTGTGGAAAGCAAGGGAGCGCGCGCCGGGCGCGGATAAATATCCCGGCACTAACTGGAATGTTTTGGGGTGTGGTCAGTGAGAACGGCCTAATCGTGAAGAGGGCGCGGCTCATGCGGCTGGTTACCGCCCACACCGACCAAAGCATTTCTCCCGCATCTGCGGGTAACGACAGAGGGTAAAGGTATGGGCACACGACATCTAACATGCGTTGTTAAAGACGGTGACTACAAGGTCGCTCAGTACGGTCAATGGGATGGCTATCCATCAGGGCAAGGGATCGACATTCTCACCTTTTTGCGTGAAGAACTTAACCGAGATGTGTTTCTTCCAAAACTTTCGCAGACATTTCAGCCTACCGAAGAACAGATTAAAGCGTGGTGGCTTGAGGTTGGGCATGACATAGAAAGTAGTGGTGGATATGTGGATCACGCGATTGCTAAGCAATTCAGCAAAAACCACCCTTCACTATCTCGCGATACTGGCGGTGAAATTCTTTCACTTATTCAGGATGCCAGCGAGCCTCTGCCGGTTCGGGTATATACGGAGTTTGCAGCTGACTCACTATTTTGCGAGTGGGCATACGTAGTGGATTTCGACAAAAACACCTTTGAGATATTCGAAGGCTTTAACCATGCCCCTTTAGCTGAAAATGAGCGCTTCTACGGCTTGAAGTGTGATGACGCGAACAAGGACTACAACCCTGTCCGTCATCGGAAAACCTATTCACTCGATTCTCTGCCAACGAATGAAGAGTTTTTGGCTGAGTTAGAGACTCAGGAAGAAGAATAACCCGCTCCGGCGGGTTTTTTATCGGCCATACATAGGCAGATTTTCGAGTCTGCCCATTTATGACAACCGGCGGCCATCCACCGCCCATTGAAACACTGAATAAATGCGTTGAAGTCTTGTATTAACCGTTCCGTTCGCCGCGATAAGGCCAAGAGGATTTATGAGCAATAAAACTGGAGGGCGCGCTTTCCCATGCGATTCTATCGTGGAGCGCGACGAAGTTGGTCACTTACATGGTTTCGAAATCAGCTCTGGCGGCATGACGCTGCGCGATTACTTCGCAGCCAAGGCTATGCAGGGAATCATCAGCAGCGAATGCAACTATGGAGCGTTTAGTGATTTAGCAAGCGATGCATACAGCATTGCCGACGCGATGCTCCTCGCTCGGGAGGCATCATGACAGTAACCCACAACGGCAAGCAGTACACCGCCAAAAAGCTCAACGATAACGAGTGGCAGCTGACGTCGGTATCAGCACCGCGCGACAAGCTGACACTGAACCGCTGGCAGATGCATATCGCTGGCCTCCTGGAACAGGTTGAGGTGAAGGTATGATTGGAATGCACTATGGCACCGCATCAGTGCCACGTAGCGAGGTTTTACCAGGCACAATGCTGCAACACCACGGTAAAACTTATCGCGCCTCTGCGAACGTTGAGAAAGGCCTGTACGCCTTCAACATCTTCGAAAAAACCATCATCAAAAGTGATTCCGTCGTTGTGCTGCTGAATGAGCGCGGCGAGCCGATGGTTCACTGATACCAACCACCCTACTCAACCGATCGGCCTGGCTTTCTGCGGGCGGGATCTGCACATCCAAATTTCAGGAGAAACCATGAGCGAAGTAACGGACTTAACTGTCATCGAAATCAAGCCGGAGCAGGCACCAGCGCTTTACGTCGCTGGCGGCCTTGACGCTTATCTCGAGCAAATCCGCCAGGCAGTAAACGAAGTGCCTGACCTGACCACGAAGAAAGGCCGTGACCGTGTCGCCTCTCTGGCGGCGCAGGTTTCCCGCAGCAAGACGGCAATCGAAAAGCCTGGACGTGAGTACCTTAAGCGCCTGAAAGAGGCTGTGCGTCCGGCAGAGGCAGAAATTAAGCGATTCGTTGATGCTTGCGACGAGCTACGTGATGCGACCCGCCGCCCACTCACCGAATGGGAAGCCGAGCAGGAACGCATTAAGGCTGAAGAAGCCATGAACGCGCTACACGCCGAAGCGCTGGTCATGAACGAGAGCATCGATCTACAGCGGGCTATTCAGTTCGAAGCAGACCACGAAATGGCTCTGCTGATGAATGACAAGTTTGACCGTGAACGCGAAGAGCAGCGCCGCCTGGCGGAACAGGCTCAACGCGAGCGTGACGAGCGGCTGAAGCAGGAGGCGGCAGAGCAAGCCCGACGAGATGCAGAAGCGAAGCACAAAGCGGAGATTGAGGCCGCAGCGCGCCGTGAAGCTGAAGAGAAAGCTCGCGCTGAACTGGCGGAACGCCAGCGCATTGAAGCGGAACAGCGTGCGGCACGCGAGAAGCAGGAAGCAGAAGCGCGGGCGGAAAGCGAAAAGGCCGCGGCGGTTGAAGCTGAACGCCTCAAGGCAAAGCAGGCAGAAGATGCCCGCTTGGCTGAGCAGAAGCGCATCGCCGATGAGCAGGCAAAACGTGAAGCTGACGTGAAGCACCGCAAGACGGTCGGCACCAACATCGTTAACGCACTCACCAGCTACACAAGCTTAACCCGCGAACAGGCTATCGAAGTGCTTACCGCTCTGAAAGATGACCTGATCCCCTGCGCGAAAATTCATTACTGAGGCAACCATGAACGCATACCTCACTTACGACCGCATCGAAGATCGGCGCTGGGCTGAGCAGCAGCTCGACGACGAAAAAGAGAAGTGGATCGACGACCGGGCGAAAGAACTGATCGCCATGTTCCCTGCGAAACCTCTGGAAATGAGCAGCTTGTTCCTGCCCCAGGAAGCCCAGTTTGCGCTTATCGGAGAAAGGGCCGAAGAGGCATACAACAAATACATATCGGCCTGCGCGTATGCCCGCGCCGAAGAAGAATGGCAGCGCCAAGCGCCCTGCCCGTTTTAAGGAGTGATTATGAGCTTCGATCTGATTCAGTTCGTTAAGGAGCAGGAGCCGCTGTTTGTCGGTGCCCTTACCGACCAGTCTCTGACGTGGGCAAAGGAATGCCAGTTCGCTATCCAGTTATTCCAGCGTAATCAAAAATTGGCAGAAACGGCGATTGCCAACCCCACCAGCGCCCAGAACGCGATTATCAACGTTGCAGCTGTCGGCATTAGCCTGAATCCTGCAAGCAAACTGGCTTATCTGGTTCCGCGCGACGGTATGGTCTGCCTCGATATCAGCTATATGGGCCTTCTTCACATCGCCCAGTCAGCTGGCGTCATCAAGTGGGGTCAGTGCAAGCTAGTTCATGCAAGCGACGACTACGAGACACTATGTCTCGATAAGGCGCCAGCTCATAAATACAACCCGTTTGCCACGCCTGACGCTCGCGGCGCCGTTATCGGTGGCTACTGCACAGTTAAAACCGCTGATGGCGACTATCTGACTGAAGAGATGAGTCTCGCTGAGATAGAAGAAATCAGGAAAGTGAGCAAAGCGGGAACATCACCAAAAGGCCCATGGGTCAACTTCTGGTCTGAGATGGCCAGGAAGACGATCGTCAAAAGAGCCTATAAATACTGGCCGCGTGCTGACCGTCTGGATAATGCCGTCGATGTGCTCAACGAGAGCGAAGGCATATACACGGAGCCAGTTATGCCCTACACCCCCGAAAGCGAAATCATCCAGTCGGAAGAAAACGCAAAACAGGAACTTATCAACACCATCCAGTCACTATGTGAGGACATGAAGCAGGCGAAAAATATGCATGCTCTCAAAACTCACTTCCAGGCAGCTTACAAAATGACGGTCGGAATGCAGCTTCAACAAGAGGTTCAGGCCGTCTATGCCAAGTGCAAAGCAAAATTCGAAGAGGTTACGCAATGACAGCTCTTTACCAGATCGCCAATGATTTCGCAAAGCTGACTGATTCAGGCATGGAGCCTGAAATGATAGCCGACACCCTTGATGGCATTGAGTGGGAGCTGGAAGCAAAGGTCGAGCAGATCCTTGCTGTCTGCAAAAACGAATCTGCTTATGCTGAGGCGCTGAAAGAAGAAAGCAAGCGTCTTGCAGATCGCGCAAAAGCCGCAGAAAACCGTGTGTCGAGCATGAAAGATTATGTGGCCACCTCCCTCGAAACAGCAGGAAAGAAATCACTGAAGGCAGGCATTCATCAGGTAACGGTTCGCGCGCCTTCCAAGTCAGTAGAGATTACAGATGCCAGCGCACTTCCTCCTGAATTCGTCGAATACGAGACGAGCATCAAGCCAGACAAATTGGCTATCAAACACCAAATCGAAGCTGGCGTAGATGTACCTGGCGCGCAAATAAAACTCGGCAAACCTTCACTCCTTATTAAGTAGGTGCCGCCATGAAACGCACACCCTTCTACCGCAGGCCCGGGCGAACCGGGCAATTCTCCGGCCTCCGTGAACGCGTTATCTGGATGATTCAGACGCGCGGCCGCCCGGTAACGGGCAGCGAAATCGCCGAGAAGTTTGGCGTAACGCTCATCGAGTTTAACCGGGTCGCCAACGGCATCACCCGCGGTTCCGGGCAGATAGCGCAGATCGTTGAGTCGAAGAAATGGCTCAACGATGACGGCATCTGCGACCGGGCATTCGACCTTGTAACGAAGCCAAAGGTCGTAACACCACAGGGTAAATCGCGGCTGTTCACCCGGCGCGCCATTGAGCAATCGCAGGAAGGCAGACGGAAGGAATGCATAGCGCGTGCCGCCCGCCGTAGCCGACTGATTGCTCAGGGCCTCTACATCGACGAAATGGAGTCCATCCTATGACTCACGCTCACGACGGCATCAGGGTTGGCACTCTATGCCTTCCCTACATTGGTAACGGCTGGCTAATGCCATGGGGTGAAGTGGTAAGCAATCCATTAAAGGCGCAGCGGATCGCCGAAGAAATAGAAACAGCAGAACACCTGAAGAAGCTGCGCGCCCAGCGTGCGGCATGAGGAGACAGTATGCGCATCACCATGACGGTTAACACGGTCAAGGACATTGAGGGCGCCATCGCCGCACTGCGCAAGTTCATCAGCGAGAAGAAACCGAATGATGGGACGAGCGAGGTGTGGGGTATCGGCATTACCGGCGGCAGCTACTTTGCAGTGGGTATAAAGCCGAACGGCAATTATACAGTTAAGCAGCAGGATTGAGGAGAAATTATGGGAAAGATGACGTTCGTCTTTGAATATGAGGACGGTAAAGAGCCGCCGGTTAGCGCTGGCATGTCGTTTATGGGTGGGAAGATTGTGGCGGCGTCTTTCAGTGATGCGCTAGAGGGCAATGAGCCGATTGATAACGAAATGACAAGCGAAGGGCTGACCGTCGATATCATCGTTGCAGACCTGAACAACGGCGGCCCAATCAGCAGCGCGCTGACCGGAAACTTCTCGGTAAAGCGGAATGCCCGATCGCAGATCTAACTCATGCAACTGATAGCCAGTTATGAGCTGGCTATTGGGTGCGAAAGCACCGCCTCACATCCCTTGATGTTATTGCCGCCTACGGGCGGCTTCTTTTTGCCTGGAGAAAACCATGAGCGACATTATTCAGCTGGTACCGAATAAATGGGTCACAGAGGAACTTTTAACTGCGACAACCGGCATGTCAAAGCACATGATTCAGCATGCCCGCCGGTCTACCTGGATGGAGGGAAAGCATTATCGCCATGTTGCCCCTGATATGGCACCTAAGCAAAACAGCCCAATCATGTATAACCGCGATGAGATAAACCACTGGATCGAGCACCAAAGCCCAGCGAAACGCCGGAGAATATCTGCTTAAATGTCCTTTGGCACATCAAACGAGGAATGATTATGGCAGCATACCCAACAGGCGTAGAGGTTCATGGCGAATCGTTACGCATATGGTTCATATATCAGGGGAAGCGTGTCAGGGAAAATCTCGGCGTTCCTGACACGCCAAAAAACAGGAAAATGGCAGGCGAACTTCGGGCTTCAGTCTGCTTTGCGATAAAGACAGGCACATTCAATTATGCCTCGCAATTCCCTGATTCATCGAACGCAGAGAAATTCAGCACTGTCAGAAAGCAAATCTCACTACTTGAACTGAAATCGAAATGGCTTGGGCTTAAAGAGATGGAGCTTAGCCTCGGGACGTTGAGGCGTTACGATTGCCACCTCACAACCACTATCGAAACAATTGGTGAGCACAGGTATATCGGCAGCCTGAACACTGAAGATATCCTTAGTGCCAGGAAGGAGCTACTTAACGGCTGGCAGAAGACCAGACATGGTCTAAATCATCCACCCAAAAAGGGAAGAAGCGTTCCTACAGTCAATAGCTATATGGCATGCCTTGGCGGGATGCTGAGCTTTGCTTTCAAAAGTGGCTACCTGAAAACCGATCTGATGGCAGGTATTACCCCTCTCGCAAAAGAAAGACCCATTCCAGATCCTCTTACTTCTGATGAGTATCAGAGAGTGGTTGCGGCCTGCCCAACGCTACAGTTTCAGAATATGGTTATCTTTGCGGTAAATACAGGCGTCAGGCATGGCGAACTAAGCGCGTTATCCTGGGAGGATGTGGATACTGTCAACTGGACTGTTACAGTGTCACGGAACTATTCCCTGAAGGGAAACTTCACCCTGCCAAAAACCAACGCCGGGATTCGAACAATACAGCTGACCCAGCCAGCAATTGATGCACTCAAGGCGCAAATGCCACTGACCAGAATGATGGCATCCCACAAGGTAAGCGTCAGCCTACGGGAATACAAAAAAAAGAGAACCGATGAATGCACCTTTATATTCTCGCCGTCCATTACTTCAATGAACGGTAAGAAGACGATGTGCTACGTCCCAGGATCCATTAATTCAGCCTGGCGCACTGCCCTGCGTCGTGCAGGCGTCCGACAAAGACGGTCTTATGAAACCAGGAACACATATGCGTGCTGGGCACTGGTCGCCGGAGCGAACCCAAATTTCGTTGCGCACCAGATGGGCCATTCGTCAGCGCAAATGCTATTCACGGTTTACGGTAAATGGATGACCGAGAATAACCATGACCAGGTGGGCATTTTGAACGCATCATTTACTCAAAATGCCCCACTGATGCCCCATAGAAAAACCGCATAACCTTAACTATCTGATTTAACATATTAATATCACTTCAATCATGATTCATCTGGA